GTCAATCCACCAGTCTTACTCTTATGCTCTTTGCGCATAGCCAACACTCTTCAATGCAGCCTTGGCAACACTCGTATCCGATCTAGGCGGTTGCGCCTCAGGCTTCTTCTCATACCTACTCATAAAATACCCCTACACTAAAAAAAATATAACTGACAATGCACAAACCTTTAGGGCTGATAATGTGAGGAAGGGACTATTACAGTAACTAGCTGCTAGGTTTTTCCCCCTACCCCCACTGCCACAGCACAGCTAAGAACAAATTAACCTAGATCAATACTGACCTTGATGTCACCAGCCACCTGTACCTGACTTCTATCGATAGGTTTATAGCCAGCACGATCCAACAAATCCTTACTCGCTTCTAGCTGAACGTACTCAGACTTAGCACCACTAGACAAACGGCGTACTGTAGCTAGAGCGCTAGTAGCACTAAGCCCAAACACCTCATTCATTCTCATCTGCATGTATTGCTGCACGTGTGGAGCTTTGAGCGCTCTGTGTGCGCTTACTCTTCCAGACTCGCCAGCAGCATACCCAGCTAGCTCAGCAGCTTTAGCTATAGTACACCCTTCAGCTACGAGTGTATCCACCAGAGCTTCTTGTTTCTCTGTCAATTTCCTAGCGGGAACCACACTACAATCCTTTCTTCTAAGCTGACGACTAACATTTAGCTAACTGCTGTCGTCTGTGTTTAGCTAAACTCAGTAAGCTATCATAAAGAAGGATTGTTTATACATTGGGGCTTATTTCTCATTCACTAGCCCCCCTCTCCCTCTCTCCCCCCACGCTAACACTATTTCCTATGTGCGTGTCAATAGTTACGTTACGTAACTATACTAATTACCCTACGTCACACTGCATTTCTTCACTTGACAGGGCGTTCCCCCGCAAGCGGGGTCGGCATTGCATCGCGCAAGCGCGACGAGTACATGGTACTCGGCAAAGCTGCTGCACCTAACGCGATTGGCGTATCACGGCATTGAGCCATGATTCGCCAAGCAGGGTTCACAGGCCACCCTTGCAACCCGCTAGCCTACCCCAGCGTACCGATAGACATTCAGCCCCTAAGATGTGGGCTGAATAGTCTTTTAGTTGCGACTCAGTTGAGGGGGTCGCTTACACGCTCCCGCAAAGTGTTTCGACTAAACGATCATCGGAATGATGACCGTTTACCCCCCCTGTTTTTCTATGTGGGTTCGACTAATCTAAGGATAGATCAATCGCTGAGCGGGTGTAATTCCCCGCACAGGTGATTGATCATGACGCCTCAAGGCTCTGCACAATGACGCTACGTCAATCAAGTTGACGTTGCATCATTGCTGGCCCAGCAAAGCTGGCCTTTGGGCCTTGACCCGCCACCTAAGATTAGCCGTGACCACAGGCGTTCTTTTGAACAATAACCTAATAACTTATGGAGAAGACAATGATTCAAGACTCACAAAACGATATGCTAATAGATGACCTTAAGAACATAAGTCAATGGGCCTGCTGTCGTGGACATGCAGCGCTAGAACAAGAGTTAGATAAGATAATAACAACATTAGAGAAACTTCGGGCGTCATCTAGCTGTCCGGGTCAAGACTTCCCAGCAAAGCTGGCGCTACGCGATCTTGACTCGGACAACTAGACGGCGCTTCCGATTAGTGTCGAAAGACAATAACACAACTTAATGAGAAAGAGAGAACGACATGGATAAGAAACTAGCTAAGATGATTAACTCAGACCTGAAAGCAGCTTACACAGGTGAAGATAACGTAACACTAAGCCAAGCGATAGCGCGGCTATGTGCAGAGTTCTATGACCCACGCATGGTATTTGATAACGACAAAGGCTCGTACACAGAAGAGAATATCCACAAGTGGGAACAGATGTTCTTTTTGCAGAACATTGCAAACCACCTATGGGCTAAGATGTACGATACACGCATGGACAAGAAGGGCTACGTCAAAGGCGTTGCTATCAAGCTAGATCGTGCGACACAGCACTTGAAGAACGTTACTGCTAAGCACGATGGCACAGAGATTTCTCTCAACGCCATTGACCAAGCCAACGACTGGCAGGACAGGCTACAAGACAAGCTCGCAATATATGAAGAGCAATACCATATGTTTGCTGACATGATGGAGGTAGCAACAGGCATGGCACACAAGCCATACCAACCATGGACAACAGCGATTGATGAGGCACCAGCCGCATCAAGCGACAAAGAAGATGCCTTGGCAGCAAAGCTGGCAGAGAAAGGCATCGATCTCAAGCCAACCAGTGTTGCAAACACTGATGGCGTAGAGACACAGGAGGTAGCGTAACAGAGAGGGGCTTCGGCCCCTTTTTTATTTGGACAGGTTCCTCTGGGGGCACGCCAAGAGGGGTGAGTGTGTGCAGCAGTAAGCTGCATGCAGTCGCCAGCAAAATCAAACTTAAAAAAGGAAAACGAAATGTTAAAAACTGTTTGGATTGCATTCGTAGCATTCTCTTCGCCAGAAGAATGCGATCAGTTTTTAAAAACAAATCCTTCACTTGCTCATGGTGAAGTGCAGTGCGTCATTCATCAGCACGAAGTACCGCAAGTAAAACCAAAACGAAAACCAAAAAAGGAAAACTAAATGAATATTGATTTAAAATATCACACCGTCTTTGTTGACGATGATGAAATAACTATCAAGCTAAAACCAAATACTCAATTCAGAAAGGATATGAATGTAAAACAAGCAATTAAAGATCTAACAGATGATTACATTGATGAAGCGCTTCGTCAGGTAGGCAAAGATCATGGATGTCAGACACGCGCTGCTAAGTTGTTAGGCTTTCAATCATATCAAGCATTTAACTATTGGTTGAAACGCAAAGAGAAATCAAAGTGACGCAACGTAACTAATGACTTTAACTATTGTCACTGCAATAATGCAGGACATAAACCAAGGAGAACTAACATGGAACTTAACTCAACTCAATTGAATACACTCATTGTGCAATACATTCGTGAAGTAGTACGCGAAGAACTGCATCAGCAAAGCCCACAAGAATGGAATATATCTGATCATTCATATGACATTATTGATCTAATCAATGAGCAGATTAACAGTGCAACTATAACTATAGACGTGTGAGGAAAACTAACATGAGACTGAACTACATTGATTATGCAGACCTACCTGTATCGGTAATGTTTGTTAGAGGTGACATCGAAGCAATCCATGAGTTTTTCGAGGATAATTCAAATGCAATTATTAACTGCAAGCGACCACATGCAATGAACCAAATTGCAAATTGCTTTGCAGAAATAAATGCAAAACTACAGGAGGTATAGCATGAAACATTTTTCAATGAACGACTTCAACTTTCCCGTTGAACAACAACCAATCCACGACCAGCTTGGCAATATCATTGCTGGTCATCAAGCTGTTGTGCGTACCGACACCGATCAGGTGTTGGGCGTACACGGATCACGCTACAAGATTGTATCACACGATGATGTAGTCAACTCAGTTCTCGACGGAGTGAAGTCAGCAGATCTATCAGACGATTATGAAGTAAGCGTCGATGTACTTGAAGACGGTCGCAAGCTAAGAGGTGAGATACTATTTAATAACATTGTTATTGAACCAGATGTCGGTGACTACGTTAAATTCCGAGTAAACTTTTTTAATAGTTATGATGCGTCTTGGTCTTTTTCTCAGGTAGCAGATGCTTATAGATTATGGTGTAAAAATGGCTGCACCACACCAGATGCAGTGGCGCGTAGTAGATACAAGCACACCGCATCAATCAACGTCGAAGGCGCAGCAGCCAAGGTAATCAATGGCCTTGAGCATTTCAAATCACGCAAGGATGTATGGCAAAGCTGGATGCAAACCAAGCTAGAGCAACCACAAATCGAAAACTTCTTTAAGAAAACTGTCTGCAAAGCATTCACACGCCAGCAGTCAGTCACCAAAACCAACGAAAAGCAACTAGAAAACTTGCTAAGTATTTGGAACGACGAGCGCAGCAGCCTCGGTTCTAACAAGTGGGCATTATACAACTGCCTTACTTACTGGGCTACGCACACACAGGATTTACGCAAGCCAGAAATTGCTAAGTACAATCGTGAGCTACAGATTGCTAGCGCAATGAAATCAAAGCAATGGATGGAGATGGCATAATGAGAATGAGCAAACAGCACTATGAGTTTATTGCAGACACAATTGGGCCAATGGTAGGTTGGCCCTCTCACCTACACTCAATAGCCGATGAGCTAGAGAAAACTAACCCACGTTTTAATCGTGAGAAGTTTTTGCAACGTGCAACCAAAGCTTGGGAGGATAACCATGACATACCAGAT